TGAAAAAGGTAATGGTGTAGGTTCTAATGCAATATTCAGACTAACTGATATGAAGGGATTTGGAGATGCTACAAGTGAAGAGTTTGGAAAGTATACCAACTTTTCTACCTCTACAATACAACTCTCAATATCTTCATCACAACAACAATTGAAGTTTGCCGTACCAATGCAGTATGGTTTTGATGGTATTAACCCATCAGCTCCAATTAATACAGGAACATCTATTAGTTCTGCTAATGTAATGGGATTTGATTGTAGTACAAACACATCAAGTGGTTCTGTAGCTTACAAAAGAGCTATAAACACTGTTAGTAATCCTGACGAGTATGATATAAATATGTTGGCAACGCCTGGTATTATTCATAAACATCACAGTATTGTTACTAACCATGCTATAGATAAAATAGAAGCTCGTGCTGATGCTTTTTATGTGATGGATAGTAGTGATGCAGACGATAATGTTTCTACTGCCGTTAGTAATATTAGTAATTTAGATACAAACTATGTTGCTACTTACTATCCTTGGGTAGTAATGGATGATCCTTCTAAGAGTTCTGGTACTGTACTTGTACCGCCATCAGTAGTAATACCTGGTGTGATTGCTTTTACAGACAGTGTGGCTCACGAATGGTTTGCTCCTGCTGGATTAAATAGAGGTGGTTTATCTAATGTTAGAAGAACAAAGAAGAAATTAACTCATACCGATAGAGACCAACTTTACGAAGGTAGAGTTAATCCTATCGCATCCTTTCCAGGTCAAGGTGTAGTTGTTTTCGGACAGAAAACATTACAAGCTAAACCATCTGCTCTTGATAGAATCAATGTAAGAAGATTATTAATCAGATTGAAGAAGTTTATCGCTTCCTCAAGTAGATTCTTGGTATTCGAACAGAATGATAGTTCTACAAGAAGTAGATTCTTAAACATAGTTAATCCGTTCTTAGAATCAGTTCAATCCAATAGTGGTTTGAGTGCATTCAAAGTTGTAATGGATGATTCCAACAATACTCCTGATGTCGTTGATAGAAATCAGTTGGTTGGACAGATATTCATACAACCTACAAGGACTGCTGAGTTCATCGTATTGGACTTCTCAGTTCTACCAACGGGTGCTGCATTTCCTGAGTAATAGGGAGGTGTAAAACAATGAGGAAGGGGAACAATAGTTCCCCTTTTTTATTATATCAAAAAACTATGAAAAAACTATGAAATAATAAGGTAATATTCTGTATCGATTTTTCAGTTTGTTTATATTTATATATGAAAGAATTAAACACTTATTAGGAGAACTGAAATGGCAGATATAATCGATCCTTCAGAAATTATGTTTACACCCTTTGAACCGAAAGTTAAAAATCGGTTTATTATGTACATAGAAGGAATCCCTGCATACCTTATTAAAGCAGCTAACAGACCACAAATTACGTTTGAAGAGATTGCTCTTGACCACATTAACACGAAAAGATATGTTAAAGGAAAAGGAACTTGGGATACTTTAGAAGTAACTCTTTACGATCCCATTGTACCATCAGGTGCACAGGCAGTTATGGAATGGGTTCGTTTACATAAAGAATCTGTTACAGGTAGAGATGGATACTCAGACTTCTATAAAAAAGATATTACATTTAATGTTTTAGGGCCGGTTGGTGATAAAGTAGAGGAATGGACACTAAAGGGAGCTATGATTCAAGTAGCTAACTTTGGAGATATGAACTTCGAAACTAACGAACCTAATGATATTACACTAACACTAAGATACGATTACGCTATCTTACAATTCTAAGAGGATAATATGAGTTTTTTAAGAGAAATGCTTTCTAGTGATGCTAAAATCTCTAGTAAAAGATTTGTCGGTTTTGCAGCATTCTTTATGTTGATTTGTAGTTGGGGTGCTGATACCTTTTCTGCATTTGAAGTTAAAGATAAGATATTAGAATGCTTTATGTACATTTCAGTCGTTGGATTGGGTGTTACAGCAGCCGAAAAATTCGGTAAAAAATAGTTATAGTTCAAAAGTAAATCATAGGAGTCAATTATGGCAGAAGTCAAATTCCCTACAGAAGTAGTGGATTTGCCGTCACAGGGATTGTTGTATCCAAAGGATAGCCCGCTATCTAGTGGTACAATAGAAATCAAGTATATGACGGCAAGAGAAGAGGATATCCTCACATCAGCTAACCTTATTAAGAGAGGTGTAGTTGTTGAGAAGTTATTGGAATCTTTAATAATAGATAAATCAATCAAAGTAAGTGATTTATTAATCGGTGATAAAAATGCAGTTCTTATAGCTGCTCGTATTCTTGCATATGGTAAGAGTTATGAGGTAGAGGTAGAAGGACAGAAGGTAGAGGTAGATTTAACTCAACTAAAGGACAAAAAATTAGATGAAAGTATAGTATCTGAAGGAGTGAATGAGTTTGAGTTTGAGTTACCTGCAACTAAAAGAAAGTTAACATTCAAACTACTTACATCGGGCGATGAGAAAGAGATTGATAAAGAAGTAAAGGGATACGAAAAAATTGGTGATGGTATTGGCTACGAACTTACTACTAGATTAAAACATATGATAGTTTCTGTAGACGGCGACACTAAAAGAGCCAGCATTAATTCATTCGTAGATAACGAGTTTTTATCAAGAGATTCAATTGCTTTTAGAACACACGCAAATGATATTATGCCAGATGTAGATATGACATCAACTTTTACAGACATCGAAGGCAACGAAAAGGAGTTTACGGTCCCGATGACCGTTACGTTTCTTTGGCCTTCCGTTGGAATATAAAACACAGATACACGAACAACTATTTCAAATAAGTTTTAATTCACAGGGAATGTTCTCATTCTCCGAAGTGTACAACATGCCTATATATCTTCGCAAATTTTATTTTAAAAGATTACAAACACATTTTAAAGAACAAAACGAAGAGATGAAGAAAGCTCAACAGAAAAACAAAACTTCACATCCTTCGTTTAAAAAGTAATAAGTTTGATATTTATTATTGAATAATTCCACACAAAAATAATCTTATGGAGAACAGTAATGGCTAGTAAAGAAGGTATGATGTTTAACTTTTTTCAGAAATGGAAAGAAAATCGTCTCAATACATTTGCTAAAAAAGCATTGAAAAACAACCCACAATTAGAAAAAGATTTAAGAAAGTTGGATGATATCTCTAAAAAAATATTAAAAGACTTAGAAAAGATAGACTAAATATATGGCTGATTTAAGAGAACAAAAGGCAATAACAAAAGAGCTTGAGCGGCAACGAGATATTCTTACAAGACATAATGAAACTGCTAAGTCGTATATACAGGCTCAAAAGGCTATAAAATCTTTATCTGCAGATTTAGTAAATCTTGAGGAAAAACTAAATAAAAAAAGAGACAGAGCTGGTAAAGAAGCTAACACTCTTAACATAGAAAAACAAATTCAAAAACTACAAAAAACTGGTTTGGGTTCTCTTAATAAAGAATTAAGTCTTGAGAGTCAAATAAAGTTACTAAAAGAGGGGCAAAGTAAAAACGATAAAGAGACTGTAAGGCAAACGAAAGCATATGGTGATTTACTACAAGATGTTGCTACTGGCTCAAAAGACTTAGAGGCTGTTCTAAATACCATAGCTACTGAAGACTTTGGTATAATGAATGAAGCAGCAGAACAGTTAGCAGAAACATTAAGAAACACTCCGGATTTAACAGAAAAACTAAAGATTGAAGCGCAAGCTCAGCAAAAAATAAATGACTTTAGGGATAAGATAAAAGAAACTTCAGCTCTATTAAGTAGTCCATTAGCTATGGGAGTAGCAGTAGTAGGCTTTTTAGTTAAGCAAATGGTTGACTTTGCACAGAAAACTTTAGAGGTTAGACAGAACTTAGGAACATCAGTAGTAGAGTCGGCTAGATTAGCTGGTAATATGAAAGCAGCTGGTTTAGCTGCAAAATCCGTTGGTGGTAGTTCAGAAGAAGCAGAAGCTGCTATATCTGCTATGGTAGACGAATTTGGCACCACTGGTTCTATAAGTAGTGATTTAGCAATTAGTTTAGGTAGGGTTACAGGACAATTTGGTATAAGTGGTGCTAATGCTGCTAAGTTACTAAAATCGATGCAAGGAATAAATGGTGCTTCCGCAGAAACAAATTTAAGTTTAATTTCAGCAGTAGGTGAATTAGCTAGAGCGGAAGGAGTTGCTCCAGGAGCAGTACTAAATGATATAGCTGAAAATACAGAAACATTTGCACAGTTTGCAAAGGGTGGTGGAGAGAATTTAGCTCAAGCTGCTATTGAGGCTAGAAAATTAGGATTAAACTTAGGTACTGTTGCTAGTATAGCCGAAAACCTATTAGACTTTGAATCTTCTATTGAAAAGGAAATGGAAGCTTCGATGTTGTTGGGTAGGCAGATGAATTTAGATAAAGCTAGAGAGCTTGCTCTTTCAGGTGATTTAGCTGGTTTAGCAGAAGAGGTTAAGAATCAGGTAGGCAGTCAAGCAGAATTTGAAGCTATGAATGTAGTTCAGAGAAAAGCTCTTGCTGCTGCTATGGGAGTTACAGTATCAGATTTAAGTAAAATGGTTGCTGG